GTATCATTTTGACGGTTATAAACAATTCTGTCTATGACCTGACGAAGAGCAGCATTCTTTTGGGCATCCGTATATTTATCGGATGAGATAATGGAGTAGATATTACTTACTTTTTTTAGCAATACGTCTTTATCATCCTGTTGGTCTGTGGATTCGGTTTTTGAAAACTCTGAAAGTTGTTCTTCGATTTCTTCGCGCTCTTTTTGGATTAGCAGCTTGTTTTCCTTATATTCTTCTAATGTGTCAATACCTTCTCTGTAGGATGCTTTGATTCGTTCTTCTTTATTTTCCAAACCATGCAACCGCTCTTCAAGGAGAGAACGTTCATTAATAATTTCAACTGGTTGATAATTCTTTAACTCAAATTCTATATTCCTTGTATAGATAACTTTCTTAAGACTATCCATAACCGCTTTTTCGATGACAAGTGAACTGATTCCATTTGCTCTAGGACATTTTCCCTTGCAGTATCCGTAGCATTTAAAATAAGCATAATAATCTCCATTAGCACGATGTAGGGTAGTTGCTACCAGCGTGCGTCCGCAGTCAGGGCATTTGAGCAATCCAGAGAGCCAGTGTTTGTATGTAGACGGAGGACGTTTACCTCTTGGCTTGTATGTTACTTTATATTGCTCCTGAGCCTTGTCAAACAGTTCCTTTGATATGATTGCTTCGTGTTCACCATCGGTTACGATCCATTCGGATCTATCTTTAATTTCATTGGTATCGTTCTTGGTGCGGTTCCAACGAATCATGCCACAGTATATAGGATTCTGTATGATGTATTCTATAGATCTGCACTCAAAGTTTTTGTTGCGTGAAGTCTTGAATCCGAGAGAATTAAGATAACGGGCAATATCGAAGAAACTCATGTTTTCATTCACATACTTTTCGAATATAATCTTTACAACCTTTGCTTCTTCCGGGACTATCACTGGAGGTTCGCCGTGTTTAACAATCTTATATCCGAGTGGAGGACGCGCCTGGAAAGAGCCTCGCAGAGCATTCTCTTTCATTCCCCGGAAAACTTCCCCAGACAGACGGATAGAGTAGTATTCATCCATCCATTCGATAATTCGCTCAATCAGGCTGCCAAATGGTCCATCTATGAGAGGTTCGGATACGCTGATTACATCTACATTATTCTGTTTCTTGAGCAAGGACTTATAGACAATGCTTTCTTCTTGGTTCCGGGCAAATCGGCTATACTTCCATACCAGTATAGCATCAACTGGATGATCTTTGGATTTGGCAGATCCGATCATCTCTTGAAAAGAAGGACGCTTGTCTGCCTTGCGTCCAGATACTCCAATCTCAAAGAATATCTTTAGTATTATCATATTGTTTTTCCTGGCATACTCACGCAGTAGCTTCTCCTGGGAGTCCGGCGAGAGTTCTTCCTGCTTGTCTGTGCTGACACGGACGTAGCCATAAGCGTATCGTTGCTTCATTGTATCATCTCCTTCTTAATTCTATATGTAAAAATGGGTATAAAAATGACAGCCAGCGAGGAACGGGTGTTCCGCTTGCAAGGCTGCTCCGAAGATGATACAATATTATTGAATTCGGGTGTATCTCTTCGGAGTGCATCTAAAACCGTTCCTGTTGGCGCAGGGGCGGTTTTGTTATTGATGTGCTTGCTTCATCTTTTGGCTAATGCGATACTGTTCCGCATCTGGCACATCTATAAATTCAACGGTTTTGTCGAAATTTTTCTTTACCACTTCTTTTATTTCATCAAGCGTTACATTGAAAAATTCTCTTCGAGTGTTAACCATGTTTAATTTACGATCTTCGAAGGCTTTATGCAATGCTGCTTCTAGAGCAGGGGCATCATCGGAAAAAATCATGGCATGAACATCAAAATTGAATGGCACTGAAGCATCTCCCAATTCATCAACACGATCTTGTGGGTCGAGTCGTCGCGTCATGCCGATTTTGTAAACGTTTTCACCAAAGGCACCTATGTTTGAAATGACATATACGTATCCAGCACGTTGGTTAGCCTCGCGATAATCAATGTCTTTTATGGCCTTATCAATATCTGACAAATGACCTTCTAATTCAGTTTTTTTAAGAATTAGGTCGGCATCATCTGGTGTTTGCTCCAATTGTCTTAACAATTTGTCGTATGCAGTTTGATAATGGGTCTGCTCCTTTTCAATTTTTTTACGTTGTGCTTCTATTTCTTTTTGAAGACGAGCAGCCTCCCTCATTTCTGCACGAGCAGCCTTCTGCGCTTCTTTTTCCTCTTGCTTCTTTTGCTGATACTCAAAAGCAAGCCTTAGTTCTTTTACTTTTAAGTCAAGGTAGACTGAACTAATAGAGATATTCATAATTGTACCAAGTTTTGAAACCGCTTCTGCTGATTTGTAAATTCTGTTTAGCGAGGAGTCAAAATTAGTATATTTCACTTTTGCAACAAGTTCGTCGCATTCTGTATTGAAAGCGCGTAATAATAATTTTTGAGTGTCTGAAACCATTTTTTTTCCTTTGGAATAACTGCCGTTGACCTGCCAGTTAGTGTTTCCCAAGACAGCGCGCTTATCCTTAATTAAGAATTTTTGCGTTGCCCGTATTTCAGCCAATTTTTCTTTATAATCAAGAGCGTTTGCAAATGAGAATTGAGGTTTGTATAAACCAAATTCTTGCACCATAATTTCGTCATCAAGGTAAATTATTTGCGATTTTTTATTATCAATTTCAGCATTTAACTTTGCTATGGTAGCGCCTTTTTCAGATATCGTCTGAGTTAGCACGGTAATAGTTTTCTGACTTTCTTGAATAGAACTTTCCAATTCCCTTATCTTATTTTGAAGAGAGAAGGCGTTTTGCATTTCCGGCGTCATAAGAGATTGCAAGTCATTATATTTTTGTTGCAGATCCTCTAATTCAGATTTATACTGATTGCCTTTGAAAATATCAGTGAATCCCATATTCTTACCTCTTTTCTTTTGTACTTTTCAACCTTACATTGATAGATTTATGTTAACCCCGAAGCGTAACATCGTATAGTACGGAGTTATTCCGAAAGTTCACATTCGTGTGCGACTTTCTCTATTTCTTGCACATTTACTTTTTCAAAATCCCTATTTGTGATGTGAAATAATGCATGTTTGATGGCATCCATTCTTTTTGATTCACATAAATTTTCGCTAACAAATATAGTGAAAGAACCATCTTCATTTTCAGTTATAGTCTCATTAACATTCATACCATCTAATAGTATAATTTGATAATCAATCGTCAATAGTACCACGTTCCTTCTTTTTTAATGCCATAAGCATATCATATGTAGTTTTTAAGTCCTCTGGGGTTGCATCAGCGGCGGCATCAAATAGCACCCGAAGGTCTTTGTTTTCAAATAGTTTCTGTGCCATTTCGGCCGTTTCGTCATTTAAATAATATTGCTCGCCACCTTCTTTTTCCTCTCCTGTCATCAAATAATCAATTGTTACGCCGAAATAATCTGCTATTTTTTGGAGCGTAGATGTGGATGGGGTGTTTCTCCCACTCTTCCAGTTACTTAATGATGTTTGAGTAACGCCAGCTTCTTTTGCAACTCTGTATGCGCTTATATTATGTTTCTGTAAAAGTTGCTCAAATATTTCATACATTTTTTGTACTCCTTTCACAAAAATAACATACTTTCGTAAAAGTAAGTAAAAACGCTTGACTAGTTTCGCTTGGTGGTGTAACATATAGTTACGCAAACGAAAGCAGCGTAAAAACAAACTTTTGAAATGTGATGTACTTTCGATTTAAAAATGTGGTAGTTCTATAATTGAAAGTATATCACATAATGAAAGTAAATTCAACAGTACTAATAAAGAAAGGAGACGCAAAATTGTACGAAAAATTTGCTGAACTGTTAGCCAAATTTAACAAAACCACATATCAGGTTTCAAAAGAAACGGGTATAGGGCAAAATGTTTTTTCAAATTGGAAGTCAGGAAGAAGTAAACCTAATGTTAATAACCTCAAAATCCTAGCAGACTACTTCAGTGTTCCTATCGAATACTTTTTGGAGTAATTCAAGGATAACACAGCGCATGTACCATAAAAGGGACTTTGAAAAGGAGATGGTGTGGGTGGGAGAAATAGCAATATTTTATTAATAAGTTCCTTTGGGGTAAAACTGGACAATCCGTTCTTCATACATATTAGAGAGGTGGTGTAAGTGAAAGTAATATCAATTATAATTATTAATGGCGAGGAGGTTGAATTTGATAGCCTGTCAGCAGAAGAAAAGACAGAGATATCGAATGAACTAAATCGCAGATCATTAGCAACGCTAGGATATCAACAGATAAATACCGCCTGAGGCGGTAGAGAGGAGGACAGGCCATGACAAAAGCAAAGCGGAAGATGCTGAAGCATAAGATCATCAGCACGGCAAAAGAAGTGGCATCCGGAATCCTGATCGGGATTGCTATCGGCATGGCAATTGCTCTTGTGGCTGCATTGTACTGCCGGATGGCGGGGCCGTTATTCTAATAAGGAGGCGAGGAGATGCCAGAAAAGATAAAGGAATTAGAAAAAGCATGTGAAGAGATGAGGGAATTAGAAAAAGCATGTGAGACAGTCATCAAATATCTTAATCAGAATCATGACCCACATACATATGTTGTGATTTCACAAGATTCTATTAAATTGCAAAAAGTTCAAATATGCATTCCTGTGGAAGGCGGAGAAGCGCAGGAGGTGATGGAGATGAATAGCAAGGAAGCGTTTAAGATTGAGAACAGGCTTCTGGGCGAGATCTCAGAGGCGATCGATTCAGGCCGGGAATTCACGGTGCGCGAGTGGAAGATCTATCGCGCCTTTTTTGCAATGCAGGATCTAAGGCTATATCTGGAGGAGGTGGAAAGGAACAATGGAAGACAAGCAGAAGATCTGTGATCTGCTATTGCCGGCACTGCAGGCAACGCGCAATTTGCATGGTCTCAGGGCGCTGGAATACAGCGAAGAGCGTGAACTCGTATATGCGACATTCGAGAGCGGCTACCAAAAGGTTGTGAATGTGGCATGCGATTCCGGGACAAGCATGATCCGGGACGTTATCGGGCAGATCGCGTAAAAAGAGCGCCTTCATAGGCCGGCAAGCCTCGGGCGCTCAACACAATTAACATGTTCATTATATCGAAAAAAAGGAGGAATTGCAAGATGGCACAATACAGGACATGCCCCAGATGCGGGGCGCACCTGGATCCTGGCGAGCAGTGCGACTGCCAGGAAGAGGACGATGATGGCGGCCTATAAGGCCTGCGACTATGCAGGCGAGAAGGAATGGCTGTCTGGCCGGGTGAATGGGATTGGGGGAAGCGATGCCAGCGCGATCGTAGGGATGAATCCTTATAAGAGCAATATAGACCTCTTCGAAGAGAAGATCGGAAGAAGGATCCCGAAGGACATCTCTGGCAAGCCATGCGTGGCGTATGGGAAGCAGGCAGAGGAGCCAATCCGGGAACTGTTTCGGCTGGACTATCCGGAATACCAAGTGGAACATCATGAGTTTCGGATACTGCAGTCAGAGGCATACCCGTTCATGCAGGCATCCCTCGATGGAGAGCTGACCGATCAGGAGGGACGCCAGGGCGTGCTGGAGATCAAGACCAGCAACATCCTGCAGTCAATGCAGCGCGAAAAATGGAAAGACAGGATCCCGGATAATTACTATATCCAGGTGCTGCACTACCTCTTGGTGACCGGCTGGCAGTTTGCAGTCCTCCGGGCACACCTGATGAGCGACTGGGGGCAGGACAGACGGACCACGGTAAGGCACTATTTTATCGAGCGCTCGGAAGTGGAGGAGGATCTGGCGATGCTCCTCCGGGAAGAGCAGAAATTCTGGAAGTATGTGGAGAGCGGCAGGAAGCCGCCGCTGATACTCCCATCCATATAGGAGGAGATTATGGAGTTAAGGATAGTAAGCCCCGCAGAGGGCGGATTCACGAAAGAGATCAAATGGAACAATGAGGAGCTGAAGGCAGAGATAGCCGCCAAAATGGCGGAATATAAGGGGATTGTCTTCACGGAGGAAAACATCAGGGAGGCGAAGGCTGACCGTTCAAACCTAAGGAGGCTGAAGGAGGCCTTCGAGGCGGAAAGGAAGCGCATCAAGAAACTATGCATGGAGCCGTATGAACGCTTCGAGGCCCAGGTAAGGGAAGTGACGGCCCTGATAGACGAGCCGATCAGGCTTATCGATGCCCAGATCAAGGAGGTAGAGGAGCAGAGGCGGGGGCAGAAGCGGAAGGATATAGAGAGCATGTTCGAATCCATAGGCTTCCAGTCATTCGTAAGCCTGGATATGATCTTTGACGAGCGGTGGCTGAATGCGACCATGCCCCTAGGGAAGATCGAGGAGCAGATGCGGGAGAGGATGTTCCGGATCGGGCAGGACGTGCTCGCGATCAGCCAGCTTCCGGAATTCTCATTCGAGGCCATGGAGAATTACAAGAGGACGCTGGATGTGGCCCTGGCAATTCAGGAAGGGCAGAGGCTTTCCGATATCCAGAAGCGGAAGGCGGAGCATGAGGAGCAGAGAAGGGCGGAGGAAAGCGCGGCAGCGCGGCAGGACGGCTCGGATCAAAAGGCGCAGGATGGAGCAGGGGCAGCGCAAGAGATGCCTTCGCAAAAGGCCTACACCGTGGACTTCCGCGTAACCGCTACCCAGGAGCAGCTGGAAAGGCTTAAGGCATTCCTGGCCGATAACGGAATACAGTATGGCCCAGTGCCAAGGAAAGGAGAATAAGAGATATGGCAGTAGGGAACAGTTTAGTGAAGCAGGGATCAAAAACGGGATTGGCCGCATATCTGACCCAGGATGCGGTAAAGAAGCAGATCAATAGCATTGTGGGAGGAAAAAACGGGACGCGGTTCATCTCTAGCATCGTATCTGCAGTGCAGACAACTCCGGCACTGCAGGAATGCACGAACCCGAGCATCCTGTCGGCGGCGTTGCTCGGGGAGGCGCTGAACCTTTCCCCGTCCCCGACGCTTGGCCAGTTCTACATGGTCCCGTTCGATAATAAGAAAAAGGGCGTGAAAGAGGCACAGTTCCAACTCGGATATAAAGGGTATATCCAGCTGGCAGAACGTTCCGGGTATTATAAAAAATTAAACGTCCTTGCGATCAAGGAGGGGGAATTGATCCGGTATGATCCCTTGAATGAAGAAATCGAGGTTGAACTGATTGAGGATGACGTGATCCGGGAAGAGACTCCCGCAATGGGATACTATGCGATGTTTGAGTATGAGAATGGCTTTCGGAAGGCCATGTACTGGTCGAAGAAAAAGATGCTTGCCCATGCGGAGAAATATTCCTTTGCATTCTACAAGAATGGCGGGGGGAAGACGCTGGAACTCATTGAGCAGGGGAAGATTCCCGAGAAGGACATGTGGAAGTATTCATCCTTCTGGTTCAAGGATTTTGATTCCATGGCCATGAAGACGATGCTCAGGCAGCTGATCAGCAAATGGGGGATCATGAGCATAGACCTGAGAACGGCCATCGACAAGGATATGGCCGTCATATCCGAGGATGGGACGCCGGACTATGTAGAGAGCGGGGAGCCGACAGGGCAGGATGACAACATAGTATCGGAGCAGGAATATTCGGAGATAGCAGGCGATGAGGAGCAAGAGGGTCAGGATGCGCAAGCGGAAAATATTGAGGAAAGTTTTTTCAGGAAAGATTAATCAAGCGAAGGGAGACGATCAGATGAAGCATTTTAACATGGAAGAGTTCGCAAATGGCGAACTCAGCCGACAGATTAACCGTGACATTGAAACGGTAATGAGAAATATTGCGGATCCGAACACGGAGGCAAAGGCAGCCAGGAAGATAACGGTCACTATAGGATTCAAGTCCAACGAGCAGAGGGACTTCATAACGACAAGCGTGAATTCCAAGCCGACAGTAGCCCCGGCACTGGGGGCGGTCACGGCGCTTGGCCTTATAAAGGACCTGGAGACCGGAGAAGTGGAGGCTGCCGAGATAGGAAAGCAGATCCCCGGCCAGATGTCCGTGGCAGATATCCAGGGGGCCCAGCCAGATCAGCCGGCGGACACCGTGGAAGTGGAAGGCAGGACTGTGGATACCGCCACTGGCGAGATAGCAGAAGAATCAGGCAAGGTCATTGACTTAAGGAAGAAAGCATAAGGAGGATAAGAAAGATGATGGAAGGATTAAAGGAAGCATTACAGTACATAGCAGGGCTGAAGGAAGAGAGCATGGAGCCGAAGGTGCTGGAGATCAACGGGGAGACCTACTGCAGCAAGGATCTGCACCGATACCACAGATTCCCTACGGCAGCGGCCCTGAGGGTCAATACCCTGACCGCCGTCGTGGATTACATCAAGGGGAAGCCGGAGGAGCTGCGGGAGTCCATGATCCTGCATATCACAGGCCCTACCCAGGTGGCGCTGACTTCCGGCCTGGTGGACGAGAGGATCCGCGAGACTTTGATGATCTCCAACGCGGTAGTGAACGAGTTCCAGTTTGACAGCTATTACGACCAGGAGCGCTTCCTGATCGAGCTGCAGGCGAACTTCCTGGAAACGGAGGACCTGCGGGCGCTTATGCAGGTAGCCGGCAATATCAAGTCCGGGACGACCGCGAGCTACTCGGATGACGGCGTCTCCCAGAAGACGACCATCAAGGCGGGCGTGGAACTGAGCGACGTGATCGTGCCGAACCCGGTAGCCCTGAGGCCGTACCGCACCTTTGCCGAGATCGAGCAGCCGGAAAGCAATTACGTATTCCGAATCAGGGACAATGACCGGGGACCCGGGTTCAAGCTTGTCGAGGCGGACGGAGGGCTATGGAAGAACGCAACCATGAATAGGATCAAGGAATACCTGGAATTCGAGCTGAGCGAGGAACTGGAGAAGCATCATATCACAGTCATCGCATGATCATGGCATTTTCCTTTTGGATAATGTATCACGAATGCAACCTATAGGCCTAGGACTGTCCCGTGCCGGCGCTGGCCGGCGCGGGAGGAAAGGAGAAGAGCGCATGAGGACAGTAACATTCCACGTGCCGGGCAAGCCGCAGGGAAAGGCGAGGGCTAGGACCTTCAGGAGCCCGGGCACGGGAAAGAGCGTATCCATGACGCCGGACAGGACGGTCCTGTACGAGAACCTGATCAAGGACCAGTACCTGAACGAGTGCAAGGGGATGTACCTGGAGAGGGGGACTCCGGCCGCCCTTCGGATCGTGGCCCGCTTCCTGCCGCCGAAGAGCGCCTCGAAGAAGAGGCAGGGGGAGATGCTGGAAGGCAGGGAACTGCCGCTGAAAAAGCCGGATATGGACAACATCGTGAAGGTGGTGGCGGATGCCCTGAACGGCGTGGCCTACCATGATGACACGCAGGTGGCCTATGTGGCAGCAAAGAAATGCTATTCGGCCATGGAAGGGCTGGATATCACGGTTGAGGAATACGATGGATAGGGAAGCGGGTGATAGCGTTGGCCAGACCGAAAAAGAACGGCCTTTCCTACTTCCCTCTTGATGCGGATTTTTTCGAGGATAACAAGATAAAGATCCTGAAGGCCAGGTACAAGGCCGATGGGATCACGATGTATATCTACCTGCTCTGCGAGATCTACAAGCAGGGATACTACATCGAGGTAGACGACGACTTTGAATTCATCCTGTCGGATGATCTGGGCATAGACCAGAACAAGGTGAAGCAGGTCTTGAACTTCCTGTTAAAACGGTCACTGTTTGACGACAAACTTTTTAATTCGGACAAGGTCTTGACCTCTGCCGGGATACAGAGGCGGTTCCAGATTGCCGTGAAGGAAAGGGCAAGGAAGAACCCCGTCGAGGTTGGAAGGTACTGGCTTCTTAAGAAGGAGGATACGGAACCTTTTATTAAGTGCTGCCTTTTCGAGGAAAATCCAGGAAATAAGGATGGTTTTTCCGGGAAAAACGCAGATAAATCCGCGGAAGAATCCCTAAAGGAAAGTAAAGTAAATAAAAGTATATATACTCCCGCGTTCCAATCCGCTGCCCTTGAGGAGGCCTTCCAGATGTACCTCCTTGTCAGGCGGCATAACCATGGAGACATCATATCGGAGCAGGTGCAGGCGCTGAGGGACGAACTGTCGGAACTGTCCGATGACGACGGAGAGAGGCTGGCCATCGTGAAGAAGGCCACGGCGGGAGGCTGGAAGAATTTCTATCGTATCCGGAAGGAGAAGGCAGGGAAGGCGCCAGAGGCGAAGAGGAAGAACCAGTTCAACAATTTCCAGGGGCGCTCCTATGACATGAGGAGCCTGGAGATGCAGCTGGTAGAAGGAGGAAAAGCGAATGGGAAAGATCGATGACTATATGTCCGGCAAGAAGGACGGCCTGCTGCTGGCGGCAAGGATCGTTGAGAAGGACGGCCTGGCGGGCCTGGAGGAAGAGATCCGCTATAGGAACATCACCGGGATACATACGGGACTGGCGAGGAAGGAGCTGGAGAAGGCCACGACGAGGATCAAGGAGATGACGCTGGACACCTTCACGGTCCTGAGCGTTGCCGTCCTGAGGGACGAGTTCGAATTTGGAAGGAAGAGGATCAGCCGGTTCATCGAGCGGATGAACCTGAAGGCAGAGTGCCTGGTGGACGACATGGTGACCTGGAAGGACTTCACGGACGATATCCGCCAGGATCTGGGAATAGACCTGAGGATACGAAGAAACGACTAAAGGGATTGGGTGAGTATACATGAGAGCAAAAAACAAGCAGCAGACCGTCCGGCAAGACTTGGATCTGCTGCTCATCACCTAAGAAGATTATAGCATGCCGGCTCTTCTTAGGCAATAGAAGAGGAGGAAGATTCATGTATACGTCAGAGAGTTTAAATATAAGAAGCAGCATTATCAACACCATATTGACAAAAATGTCAGTCTATCTCGAGCGAACGACGCTGGATATCCTGCAGCAGGTGATCGAGGAGCAGTTCATCCATGTGAACATGGAGCAGATCACTACGCTTCCGGCTATGGCCGAGGACAGCGTGGAGAAGAGGAACAGGGACATCCTGGACCTGTTCGAGTGGAAGAAGCAGGTCGGGAAGGAGACGAAGGAGCAGTATCTTGGAGCGATAAGGCGCCTGCTTGCAGTAGTCAGCAAGCCGCTCACGGAGATCGACGAGATAGATATCGACTGCTACCTTCGGTATTATGAGACCCGCAATGTACCGCAGACCGGGAGAAGAAACCAGGCATCCACCTGCAACAATGAGCGCAGGTACCTGTCCGCATTCTTTTCATGGATGCGGAAGATGAAACTCATTGCCTGCAATCCGGTAGAGGCAGTAGAGCCAAAAAAGGAGGCGCGCAAGCCGATCGACTATTTCCAGCCGTCGCAGCTGGAGGACCTGCGCAAGGGATGCAATAGCCTGCGGGATCGGGCGCTGCTGGAGGTACTGAGAAGCACGGGAGCCCGGGTGGGCGAGATCGTGCCGATTAACGTCTCGGACGTGAACTGGGATACGGGCGATATCATGATTCTGGGCGAGAAGTCCGGGAACTACCGCATCATCTTCCTGGACGAGATCGCAAGATACCATCTCGGGAATTACATTCAGAGCCGCAAGGATGGAAATCCGGCGCTGTTCGTTTGGGACAAGGCTCCGTATAAGAGGCTTCATAAGACTGGCATCAGGGCGGCGCTGAAGACGATAGCCAGGCGGATGGGCATGCAGTGCCGCGTATATCCGCACAAGCTGCGAAAGACGCTAGGCATGAACCTGAAGAACTCGGGGGTAGACCTTGGCTGTATCCAGGAGATCCTCGGGCATGGGAACCCGGGCGTGACGGCGAGATACTACGCGGAATCGACGCCTGACACGCTGCGGAGCGTCAGGAAGCGTGTGGCCGCGTAATTAACTTAGGATTTAAGGAGGTAGAACATGAACGGAATGACTTGTGATGTAACGGGATGCAAGTGGAACGACGGAGACGGTAATTGCGAATGTGATGGTATCTATATTTCAGATGCTGAGACAGGTGAGCCGATGTGCATGAGCGCTGAATTCCCGGATGATTAGGATTTTGAGTTTAAAAAAGGAGTATATGGAATGCTTTGCGAAAAAACCGAAAGGCAATTAGAAGAAGTATATCATAGCAGAAAGCCGTATCTGAATAAAAAAGGAGAATGCGAAGAACTACATCAAATGTGCCGGAATTGTGAAAGATTTTGCGGGATTGAGAACCATGATTATTCAGAGTGTCGGGATTTTGCTTGTTTCAAAAACTGGTTAGGGCTTGAATACCTGGACTGGTTCAACGGATATTAAAATTTGGAGGAGGAGAATGAAACTGATAGATTACGTTTGTGAAAGAACGGGAGAAACCAAAGAATATATTGTCAGTATTGCGTGTCCGTCCAGTTTTGGACCAGAATACGATGGTTATGATGAGAATTGCGAGAATAAAGACTGCGAAAAGTGTTGGGAACAGGAAATTAGGGTTTAGGAGGAAAAGAATGAAAATTGAAATCGAAATTAATGAAGAAAATATTGCAAAGCTTGTAGAGGAAAAGATTGCAAGACAGTTTATGGAAGAAAGTGGAAAAGAGTACAGAGAAGCAAGGTACGGTGTTCGGGACGGTGTGGATAAAGCGGTTAAGAATTATATCTATTCCCAAAAAGACAATATCATTGAGAGAGTTGTGGAACGCGCCACAAGGGAGATTGTCAAGAAGGGGCTGCCAAAGTTGTTAGAGGGAATCAGCCATGAAATATAAAATTGGAGATACCTTTTTAATACCGATTGAAATTAAGTCAGTAGACGAAGATAAAATTACACCGTACTTTTTAAGCGGATGCGCTGGTATTGGATGGTGGAGTGAAGCAGCGCTTAAAGACTTAGAAAAAATGTCGTGCGCTGGTTGTAAGTGGAAAGGAAAAAGACATCAAAAATGCAGTTTCTGCATTAGGAATACTGGGATGAAAGATAATTATGAAGACTAAACGGGGATTTAGCAGACAAAAAAGTTGCCAGCAGGCCTGCAGATAAATTGGTGGTATAAAAGCAGGCCTATGTACTGGCAACATGATAATTATAATGCATAAGCACCAAAAAGGCAAACAGAACAAACGAAATGGAGATGATAGATTGAAGAGGCAGAAGAGGGACAGGCATACTGCGAAGGGCGACAGGGACGACCGCTTTGCGCAGATGACCAGCAGGGATCCTGGGGAGAAGGCGAGGGAATGGATGCGCAGGCCGGCCTACGCCCCTGGGGAGTTATCCTTCCAGGCAAGGCGCCTGATCCGGCACCAGGGTCGCCAGATGGAGCATATGACGGTAGACCAGTATGTAAGGAGGCAGGAACATGGAAGGAGATAATTACAGGATTACGGAAGGATATAACAGCCTATTAGCCGCCATAGTCAGGCAGGCCACAATAGACTACCGCAGGGCGCTGAAACGGCTGATTCGGAAGCCGGGCTGTCCGGAGGCGCTGCAGATGGCTGACGAGTGCGAGAGGTTCTTCCGGCGCGATATGAAATATTATGTGAATCTTGATGGAGAGAAGGTCATAGCGGCCCTGCGCGAGAAGGTCTACAAGGAGATGGGATTATGCCGTTGAAAGATGCCTTTGGCCGATACCAGAGGAACAGGCGCGAGATCGCGCTTATAGATGCCGCGCTGGCCAGGCTGGAAGAGCGGCTAGACGGGGTCGCGATCGTTCCGGGCAAGGTGACGAAATCCAGCGACGACTTCCCTTACATAGAGGAGCATGTACCTGTCGAGATGCCTGAGCCGAGGGAGGCCTCACGTATCCGGGAGAAGATGGCCGCGAAGGAGAAGCGGCGGAGCGAGATCACGCAGGAGATGCGTCAGGTGGAGGAGCATATCGAGAGGATGCCGGAGGGAATGGACAGGCAGATCTTCGAGATGGTATATCTTGACGGGATGACGCAGCAGGAGGCCGGGGAATCCGTGGGATATACGCAGGCCAGAATATCGCAGATCATTAATGGGGGACTAAAAGATTTATAACATTTATAATTTAGATGTGCTATTATTATACTGACAGAAGTGGATATGATTGACGTATCACTTGTTTCCTCCAAGTTTATGATAACAGAGAAAGGGCGCTTTGCTTTGGCGGGGCGTCTTTTCGTTTTAGAAAGAATTGAGGGAAGATGAAGATGAAGAGAAATAGACCAGACAAAGATGGTACTCACCGTGGAGCGTTTGAGAAGAATAAAAAGAAAATATATGCGACTCAGACTGTATGTGGCATATGTGGGAAGCCTGTAGACTTCTCGCTTAAGTATCCGCATCCATTGTCACCATGCATTGACCATATCATTCCAATTGCGAAAGGCGGTCATCCGTCTGATCTGGAAAATATGCAGCTGGCACATTGGACGTGCAACAGGCAGAAGAGCGACAAGTTGATAGACAGAAGAGGCGAAAAGCAAGCGGAATTGATAGGAAACAGGGTGCTTCCTCATACATTTGACTGGAGTAAATACAGACCGAAATAATTTTGAAGGATAGGGGCGTACCTCCCCTTCCATGGGCGCGCTCGATCTTCACGCCGTCACTGCGAAAAAAAACACACGCTAAAGAATAGGCAGCGTGGAAAGGAGAGATAAATGGCAGACTACAGGGGCATAGAGTACCTGAGAAAAAAGTTAAATCAGAAAAGAAGCCGTGTACTTAGACGGTATAAATTCTATGAGATGAAAAATGTAGTACGGGATATGGGAATTGCTACACCGCCAAGCTTGCAGTGGCTTCAGAGTGTGCTTGGCTGGAATGCAAAAGCTGTGGATTCGATAGCGGATAGATTGGAGTTTCGTGGATTCCGTGATGACAATTTCGACATGAAAGGAATATTCCAGATGAACAATCCGGATATCCTGTATGACTCAGCCGTGTTGTCAGCATTAATTTCTTCTTGTTGCTTTATCTATATCTCAAAAGGTGCAGATGATTTTCCGAGGCTACAAGTAATTGATGGCTCCAATGCAACTGGAATTATTAATCCGATTACAAACCTACTGACAGAAGGTTATGCAGTCCTGGAGAGAAATGACTACGGAAATCCAACCGTGGAAGCGTATTTCGTGGAAGGCTGGACGGCTATTTACCAGAATGGAAGACCAGATAAGATCTTCGAAGACAATGTTCCAGCGCCATTACTGGTGCCAATTATATTCCGCCCAGATGCGCGGAGGGCATTTGGACATTCCAGAATTAGCCGGGCGTGCATGTCAATCACGGAGTCAGCACTGAGAACTCTGAAGCGGTCTGAGATAACTGCAGAGTTTTATTCTTTCCCTCAAAAGTATGTGGTTGGTCTGTCTCCGGACGCAGAGCAAATGGATAAGTGGAAGGCTACAGTGTCAAGTCTGTTACAGTTTGATAAGGACGGTGATGGAGATAGTCCAAAGCTTGGACAATTCCAGCAACAGTCTATGGCACCACACCTGGATCAACTGAAAATGTTTGCTGCACTTTTTGCTGGAGAAACAGGGCTGACGCTCGATGATCTTGGCTTTGCGACAGAGAATCCAGCTTCTCAGGAAGCAATTAAGGCATCTCACGAGAATCTGAGATTGACAGCAAGAAAGGCACAACGGGCATTTGGGAGTGGTTTTTTGAATGTCGGATATCTAGCTGCTTGCCTGAGAGATGACTATCAGTACTACAGAAATCAAGTATATATGACGACTCCAATGTGGGAGCCGGTATTCGAACCAGATGCTGCAATGTTATCCAATATCGGGGACGGCGCAATCAAGATTAACCAGGCAGTGCCAGGATATTTCAACGCAGATAATCTGAGAGCCTTGACCGGAATAGAGAGAAGCAGTCTTGCAACAATACAAAATATTGACACTAAAACGGGGGGCAGTAAAACAAGCATTTAGGAAGGTGTCAACTTATGAAATTACATCTGTACTTGAAAAGCACAGCAAAGGGTTGTTGACGTACAACAATACAATCCGAATGTTAATCCAGCTTGGTATGAGTAGAGATGAGGCGCAAAGCATATTAGATGACAAGGATATTTGAGGGTAAGAATGTATGGAGGATATTGCACCAAGATTACTGGAGAAGATTCAGAATCAGTTTAATCATGATATTGCCAAAAGCAGTATTATTAAAAACTTTAAAGCCAAAGCTCAGAAAGGTAAGGTCACATACAATCAAGCGAATGAAGTGACACAGGAGATTGGCAGGATATTGGCTAAAGCATATGCAGACAATCTGTCGTCCAATGTATTGCCTAACGGGAGAATGTATTATAATATTGCTTCCAGAATTCTCAATCCAACATTGATAGAAGCTTATAGCATGGCTGCAGATAATGCGGAAATAGTACAACGGATAATGAACGAGGCTGCAGGCATTGGAATTAAGGCAATGAGGGCACAGATCCAACAGGGCAGCATAGACGGTATTGTGAATCGGATTTCCGGTGAGGAGTATTTCGATGACGTGAATTGGATTCTTGATGCACCTGTACGAAACCTGGTTCAGAAAGCAATGGACGATACCGTGAAGAAAAACGCGGATTTTCATGCGCAAGCCGGACTAAAACCGAGAATTATACGAAGACCATCCGGTCATTGCTGTGAATGGTGCAATCAGGTAGCTGGGACATATATCTATCCGGATGTTCCTAAAGACGTATTCCGGAGGCATGATAATTGTGACTGCGTTCTTGAGTATTATCCGGGTGACGGGAAAAAGCAAAATGTATGGACAAAAGAATGGAGATATGAGAAAGAATTTGATAAGATAGAAGAAAGAAAAAACCTCAGCTCGAATATACATTATAAACTTGCAAATATGCCGAAAGATGAATATGCCCGTGCAAAAAAGCTATGGCAGAAAAATATAGAACTTTCACTGCCTGGAAGAGAAAAAGAACATATCTATGAAGAATTAGATAATAATCTAACCACGGAGGAAAGAGAAAGCTGCATAGTACGTCGGGCAATCGGAGAATATTATTATACAGCGATTAATATGGGACATAATCAATACAAGATTATAAATAAAGAACCGATAGAAGATATAGATGCAATATTGGACGAGGTGTTAGATTTCAATTGGAGAGACTATGATGGTAAATGAAATTGAAAGAGAACTAATTGAACAGTTGGCAAGCGTGAAAAAAGACAAAACTTTCATCGGATCGGTTTATCAAGCATTGAAAACCGATGAAAAAAAGAAACAGATGATTGCGTACATTACAGTTTGCAAAGAGTCTGGCAATACGATATCTATGTCAGATGTTTATTTAAAAGAAATGCAGATTAATAAAACTATTAAGTTTTAGATTTAATTGGAGGCTACATGGGAGAAGTAAGGAAGGGGCGGCAGACCCCAACGCAATCTGTCGTGCTGCCTTATTCTTCAACGTATGGAGCTGAAGCAATAGATATCTACAATTCGACAGGACGGACTGCTCAGGAATGGCAGGAACTTTTACTGTCGGATATTTTAGCCGTTAACGCAGAGGGGTTATGGGTACATACAAAATTCGGGTACTCAGTTCCGAGACGTAACGGAAAGAATGAAATTGTTGCAATAAGGGAAATGTATGGATTAAAAAAAGGTGAGAAAATCCTGCATACAGCACATAGAACGACAACTACACATAGCGCGTGGGAACGACTTTCGAATCTGCTGAAAAAAGCAAATATCGAGGTCGTTTCTTCGTACAAGGCATTCGGAAAGGAGCACTTGGAAGTTGCTGGTGGTGGAATTATTGAATTTCGAACCAGAACTTCAAAAGGTGGTCTTGGAGAAGGATTCGACCTTCTGATTATTGATGAGGCACAAGAGTACCAGGACGATCAGGAAAGCGCACTGAAATATGTCGTTACAGACAGTAAGAATCCTCAGACGATATTCTGCGGAACCCCGCCGACTCCAGTCAGTTCCGGAACGGTATTCACGAAATTCCGAAAAGCAACACTGGAAGGGCAGACGGTCAATTCTGGTTGGGCGGAATGGTCTGTGTCTGAACAGACAGATATGAGAGATATTGATGCATGGTATGAGACGAACCCGTCTCTTGGTACAGTATTCACCGAGAGGTCGGTTACTGATGAGATAGGTCCAGATCCGATTGATTTCAATATCCAGCGTCTTGGATTATGGATTCGTTACAATCAGAAATCGGCTATTAGTGAAACGGAATGGAATGAGCTGAGGGCTGATGTGCCGCCGGAACTTACAGGAGATCTCTTCGTTGGGATTAAATATAGCAAAAATGGGAATGTGGCAATGGGGGTCGCATCCAAGACAAAAGACGGAAAGATATTTCTGGAGTGCATTGATTGCCGTGAAGTACGAGCAGGAGATATGTGGATGCTGACGTACCTGAAGGATTGGAAAGCAAGGAAGGTGATTATAGATGGAGCATCAGGACAGCAGTTAATGGAAAATGAGATGAAAGACTATGGAATAAAAAATTCGCACCTTCCGACAGTGAAGGAAATCATTGCAGCGAACGCTTCGTTCGAGCAGGGACTGTATCAAAAAAATATTGCTCATTCCGGTCAGCCGTCATTGGTACAGGTAGTAAGCAATTGCGAAAAAAGAACGATTGGAACCAATGGCGGATTTGGCTATAAAGCAATGAAGGAAGATATGGAGATTGCACTGCTTGACAGTATTATACTTGCATATTGGGCATGCAGCGAGGAGAAGACGATGAAAAGAAAACAAAGAGTTAGTTGTTAAAGGGCACCTGAACAGGGTGTCTTTTTACATATTACGCAACCCAGCGGTTAATGGAGAAAGGAGCAATAAAATGGAAGAATTTACACCAATTACAACACAGGAGCAGCTTGATAAAGTAATCGGAGAACGCATAGCAGGAGTGAAAGCAAAGTATGAAGGTTTTGACGATTACAAACAGAAGGCAGAGGATTACGATGCCTTAAAGTTGAAGGCTGATGGATTCGAACAGCGGATTGCGGCGTTGAATAAGGAAATCAACGGTGATGGTGAGAATCTTGGCTATAAGAAGCAGCTGGAAGAAATGCAGGGCAGGATCAAGGGATACGAAACCAGTTCTCTCAAGATGAGAATTGCTCATGAGAATGGAATTCCATTCGAGCTTGCTGACAAGTTAAGCGGATCTGATGAGGAGGCAATCAAGAAAGATGCAGAAACTATGGCGAAATTCTTGAAAAAGAAAGATGTCCCGCCACTTGCCGGAGGAGATCCGCAGAAAATTGACAACAAAAAAACAGCAATGAAAAATATGCTGGCTAATTTGAAAGGAGAATAATTATGCCTACATCAAAAGGAGCAATGTTTGACCCGACGCTGGTCACAGATCTTATTACAAAAGTGAAAGGAAAATCAGCACTGGCAGCATTATGCAGTCAGACGCCAATCCCATTCAATGGATTAAAAGAAATGATTTTCTCTATGGACAATGAAATTGACATTGTTGCTGAGAATGGAAAGAAAACGGAAGGTGGTATCTCTGTTGCACCAGTAAAAATTGTACCGATTAAATTCGAGTATGGCGCAAGAGTATCCGATGAATTTATGACAGCCACAGAAGAAGAGCAGCTGGATATTTTAACAGCATTTAACGACGGCTTTGCTAAAAAATTGGCAAAAGGATTTGATCTCGCTGGTATGCACGGAGTTAATCCGAGAACCGGAGAATCATCTTCGGTGATTGGAGATAATCATTTTGATGCAAAGGCGACACAGTCCGTGGATTATACTTCAGCAACACCAGATACTAATTTGGAAGATGCCATCAAGATGTTAGATGGATCAGACGGAGACGTGACAGGTCTTGCGCTCTCTAAGACATTCGGTTCGGATATGGCAAAAATCAAGGCAAATGGAATTAAACAGTATCCAGAATTTGCCTTTGGAGCATCGCCGGCATCATTTAACGGAATTCCAACCAGTGTTAATAGAACCGTATCTGGTGGGGCCACAAAAGTTCACGGTATTGTTGGAGACTTCCAGAACGCGTTCAAATGGGGATACTCGAAAGAAATTCCTATGGAGATTATTGAGTACGGAGATCCGGACAACTCAGGGAAAGACCTGAAGGGATATGGTCAGATCTATATTCGCGCAGAAGCATACCTCGGCTGGGGAATCCTAGTGCCAGAATGGTTTGCAAGAATCAAGGAGGCGTAGGATATGAAATATAAAAATGTAAAAACTGGAGCGATCATTGATGTTGAATCCAAGGTTTCCGGTGAAAACTGGGAACCTGTAGTCGAAGAGGAACCTGAAAAGAAGAAAACATCATCTAAGAAAGATACATCTGATGATTCAAAAGAGGGTACGAAATAATGGATCCGTTTGCAACATTAGAGGACATATGTAGTCTGTGGCGGGAACTTAAGGAATTTGAGTACGGCAAGGCTGAGAAACTTCTGGTAGTCGTGTCCGATTCTTTGAGGTATGAAGCCAATAAGGTCGGAAAAGACTTGGACAAGATGATTGAACAGAATGGTGCGCTGCGGAATGTTGCGAAATCCGTTACTGTCGATGTTGTGGCACGTACGCTTATGACATCGACGGACACAGAACCAATGACGCAGGTGTCACAGTCGGCTCTTGGCTATTCTGTGACAGGAACGTATCTGGTGCCCGGTGGAGGTCTGTTCATCAAGAAGTCTGAGTTATCCAGATTAGGACTCAGACGACAGAGAGCAGGGGTGATGGATATCTATGGCATCGATGATCAAGGGGATTCCAGTAACACTGTATGAGAAAACGGTGATTGGAAAAGATGAATTTGACCACCCGATATACCAAGAGACTCCGGTAACAGTCGAGAACGTGCTTGTTGCTCCGGTGTCGACGACAGAGATTCTTGATACGTTGAACTTGACTGGAAAGAAAGCGGTATACAATATTGCAATCCCGAAGGGGGATAATCACACCTGGCAGGATTGTCGGGTGGATTTCTTCGGGATGTCGTGGCAGGTAATCGGGTTCCCGCAACAGGGCATTGTAGAAAATATTCCGTTAGACTGGAATCAGAAATGGCAGGTGGCGCTATATGGGTAAGACAAAGATTGTTCTAAACCGTGCGGGAGTCCGGGAGTTGATGCGATCTCCGGAGATGCAGGCAATCCTTATGGAGCGTGCAACAAAAATAGCTCGAGTTAATGAAACTAAGGCGTATGTAGCACAGACCCGTGCAGTTGTAAAGGTCTGCGGTGATGACGGAAACAACGGATTACTGAAGGCGGTTGGAAAACATGGTGGAAAAAATCGTTAAGGACTATTTGCAGTCCAGCCTAGATATACCGGTCAGACTGGAAGAAGATGATAGTTTGGGAAAAGAATATGTATTGATTGAAAAGACTGGATCCAGCTCAGAGAACCATATTGCATCAGCAACTCTGGCTATCCAGTCTTATTCTATGTCCCTGTTTGGGGCAGCATCGCTCAATGAGCGGGTGAAAAAAGTAATGGAAAACATAATTGAGTTGGACGATATCTGCAGCTGCAATCTGAATAGTGATTATAACTATACAGATACAGGCAGAAAAAAATACCGCTACCAGGCGGTGTTTGACATCACCCATTATTGAAAGGAGTAAAAAATGTCAGATGCAATGAAGGTAAGCACAGGGAAACCCAAGACCGGAGGAGCGGTCTACAGGGCACCAATTGGGAGTACGCTTCCGACGGATGCCATTACGAAGTTGGACGAGGCATTCAAGCCTCTTGGATATTGCAGCGAAGACGGGATAGTAAATTCAAACAGCCCGGAGAGCGACAATAAGAAAGCGTGGGGAGGGGATACCGTACTGACGCTACAGACAAGCAAGGAGGACACGTTTCAGTACACTCTGATAGAAGCGCTTAACGTAGAGGTGCTGAAAGCCGTATATGGGGAAAAAAATGTATCAGGAACGCTGGAAACGGGAATCAAGGTAAAAGCGAATAACGAGGAGATGGAGGAAAGCGCATGGGTATTCGACATGATCCTAAAAGGAGGAGTGCTGAAACGGATCGTAGTCCCATCAGCCAAGGTAACAGAGGTAGGAGATATCACGTATACGGATGAGGACGCGATTGGATACGAGACAACGATTACGGCCATGCCGGATTCAGAAGGAAACACGCATTATGAATATTTGCAGAAGAAGGAGGCAGTGTAATGATAACAGGAAAGACGAGATCAGGGTTCGAGTTTGAGATTGAGGACGAGGCGCTTGACGACTACGAGATGCTGGAGAAACTGTCAGAGATTGACAAGGGGAACACGCAATTTGTAACGGATGTCGTTGAAATGCTTCTGGGAAAGGAGCAGAAGGACGCACTGAAGGATCATCTCAGAAACGAAAGGGGAAGAGTGACCGCGCATGCAATGACGGAGGCTATTACGGACATATTCACGGGATGCAGCCAGGGAAAAAACTCCTGATCCTCGCCCACATGGTTGCACATCACGAGGATGCGCTCATATGCGACCTTGCGGAAACCTATGCGATATATGATTATAGGTCGATGCCATGCAGAATGGCAGCAACACTATCATGTGGGCTGAGGAACGACTCACGGGTAAAACTGGAAATGGCAGGAGTGAAGATCACTCCAGAGCAGATGATGCTTGCATCAATCGTGGATAGAATCGGGATGATCGGATGGATGATGTCCGATGGAAGAAAGGGAAGGAAGCGTCCAGCATCCATCCTACAGGCCATTATTGGAGAAGAGAAGGCAAGGAATGAGAACATAATGGCATACGTTTCTGGACAGGAATTCATGGACGAATGGAACAGGCTTGCAGGGAAGGAGGGATAGGAGATGGCGACAGAACTCGCAAAGGCATACGTGCAGATCATACCGTCGGCGAAAGGAATAAGCGGGGGGATACAGAAGGAAATTGATCCAGAGGCAGATGTAGCCGGAAGTTCGTTCGGTGGAAAGCTGATAGGTAAAATCAAAGGCGTAATAGCAACAGCAGCAATTGGAAAAGCATTGGCATCGACAATTAGCGAGGGTGCAAACCTAGAGCAGAGTCTTGGAGGCATCGAAACCCTGTTCAAGGATTCTGCTGACAAGGTCAAGGCAAATGCTGCAGAAGCTTACCGAACAGCCGGCATGAGTGCCAATGAGTACATGGAGTTGACCACAAGCTTCTCCGCAAGCCTCCTTAGCAGCCTGGGAAACGATACAGCGAAGGCCGCGGATATTGCGGATATGGCAATGACGGACATGTCAGACAACGCGAACAAGATGGGAACCGGCATGGAAGATATTAAGAATGCTTATCAGGGATTCGCGAAGCAGAATTACACCATGCTGGACAACCTAAAATTAGGTTATGGTGGTACGAAGACGGAAATGGAACGTCTGCTTGCAGATGCCCAGAAAATCACAGGTGTCAAGTATGACATAAATAATTTGTCCGATGTGTATAGCGCGATTCATGTAATACAAGGAGAATTGGATATAACCGGGACGACGGCAAAAGAGTCCGCTTCTACAATTTCTGGATCATTTGCATCAATGAAAGCGGCATTCAGGAATGTGCTTGGAGAACTCACGCTTGGAATGGATGTAGGGCCATCGCTTAATGCGCTGGCCGAGACGATCACAACATTCCTGGTAGGGAATCTATGGCCGGCAGTATGGAACATTCTTACAGCGCTTCCTGGAGCAATCATCACATTCGTGAAATCGCTGGGGCCGAAACTGGCGGCGGCGATATCGGAATGGATCCCGCAGCTCGGGACGCAGATTACGGCGGCTGGACCGCAGCTGCTCACATCAGTCGCGACAATATTCACACAATTATGGAATGGAATACTTACGTATGCGCCACAGGTGTTTGAAATGGCGACATCCATAATCGGAAGCCTAAAGACGGGAATAGAGACGCAACTACCATTGATGCTGGAATCTGGGAGCAATTTCATCGTACATTTCGTAAATGGAATCCTTCTGAACCTTCCATCTCTGATCCTTGGGGCAGGAAACGTGATAGCACAGTTCATAGGGACTATCTCATCTGCGCTTCCAACGATCATATCGGCAGGAGGAAACCTCATTCTGAGTCTTGTCAATGGGGTCGTGAACAACCTTCCGCAAATTATATCAGCCGCGGCAACCATAGTGATCAGGATGGTTGCGGAATTTTCAAGGAACCTTCCACAGATTCTGCAAACCGGAATCGAAATGATTGGAAAACTAGGGGCAGGGCTTATACGGGCAATCCCGACGCTGGTAGGAAAGATACCGGAAATCATACGATCCGTGAAGAATGCATTTAACGAGACGGACTGGGGAGCGATCGGAAGAAGCGTTATAAGCGGAATTGCAAAAGGCATAAGCAATGCGGCAAGCCAGTTATGGAATGCCGCAAAGGAAGTGCTGGGAGGATTCAAGGACAAGGTCCTGGAGTTTTTCGGAATCCATTCTCCATCACGGTGGGGAGGATATGTTGGAAGAACGGTCGTACTTGGAATTGCGAACGAGATGGAAGACGGGCTAAGCCTGGTATCAAACGCGGCAGATGAATTGAAGGATGCAGCCATGAGTCCATTTGGAACCAGCATTGCGCAGGAGGCAAGCAGATTGAGCATAGACAGCAGGACAGGAGCGGATCAAGGAATCCTGAGCAGGCTGGATATGCTGATCAGCATACTGGAAGATTCGTCTGGCGGAACACAGGAACTGCATATGCAGATTGGAAAACGGGAAGCGGTAAGAGCATTTCGGGAAATGGGGGTGGCATTCAGATGATAGTAAGGTATGTATGCTCGAATGGGAAGGAATACAGCCTGATCGGAGACAGGATGCGCGCCACATCAGGAAATTTCCACAAGTACGAATGGAAGCAGAATTCTACGGAGATACAGTTCGGGGACAGCGTGTACGGATTTACGAAGGAGTCTGTAAAATACTCGATCACGCTTACGATGCGAGGAAAACTTGAAAGCCGAAAGGCTATGATTGACGAACTGACGGATGCATTCGAATATGATATTGTCAATGCGACTCCGGGGAGAATCTATTACGGGGAATACTATATCGACTGCTATATCAGTGGATTAAGCAGCGAGATATCAGGAACATGGAATAACTGGACGGATTGCAAGGTTGACATCTACTGCCCTTATCCGTTCTGGTCAATGGAGCAATCGAAGAGTTTTTATCCAGACTCGGCGCATAAAGGAGAGGAGTATGAATTCCTGGACTATCCTTTTGATTATGTGTATGACTATTCTAGGCCAGCCGCAGGATCACAGCACTGGATTATAGACCATTACAGGAACAGCAATTTCAAGATGACAATATATGGACCATGTGCGAACCCGAGGATAACGATTAATAGCCATGTATACCAGGTATACGATACGCTTGAGCCAGAAGAGTACATGATTATAGAGAGCCGTGACAAGACAGTTACGAAGCACCTATCGAACGGAACCGTTCGGAACATATTTGCAAAAAGGGAGAAGAAAAGTTCGGTGTTTGAGAAAATTCCACCTGGAGAACTGCTTGTATCGTGGAGCGGAGACTTCGGATTCGATGTGACCGTATATAAGGAAAGGAGTGTGCCAAAATGGAGCTAATCCAAACAGACATACTTGGAAGAGAGGAGGGATACGTGCTAAAAGCGAACATTGACTTCGAGGTCGGGGAGGATGAGAAGGACAGCATAAACGACTTTGAGGTAGAGTTTAAGAGATATTACTGGACTGGAAATATCACATACGGATGCAGGATGTTCTCGCCAAATACCGAATTCGGAGGGATCGTAAGAGAGATAAGCACGGACACCAGGGCGAATACGGTCATTGTAAATGGATATACATGGAGGGGAATGCTCGCAAAAAAGATTATTACTCCGGCACCGGGGCAGGACTATGCCAAAGCGTCAGGAGAAATAAACAGCATCATAAAGTCAATGGTGGAAGCCGAATTTCCAGGGATGTTCTACGGAGTTGACAAGGATACCGGAGTAAGAGTGGAGAACTACCAGTTTGACAGATACTGCACGCTGCATGCGGGAATGACAAAGATGCTAAAGTCGGTAGGATACCGGCTGGACATACGATACCGGAATGGAGCCGTAAACGAGGTGGGATACGTGATGGTACAGGCGGTACCAATCGTAGACTACTCGAAGGAGTACGAATTATCAAACGACAATAACATGAATTTCACGATGGATAATAATCGGCGCGGCGTAAATCACCTGATATGCCTTGGAAAAGGAGATCTGAAGGATCGGCTGGTGGTGCATCTGTACGTTGATGGGAATAATAATGTCGGATATACGCAGCATTACAGGGGAGCGGACGAGATAGCAGAAATCTATGATAGCAATGGATCTGAGAAGGATGACCTGATTAAGAACGGAATTGAGAAGCTGGAAGGACTTAAGAACCGTACGGAATATAACATGACAATGGAAAAACTGGAAGGAAGCATAGATATCGGTGATATTGTCGGAGGGCGAGACTATTTAACACGGGTAAGCATAAAAAAGCCCATTGGAAGGAAAATATGGACGATTGCGGACGGTAGGGAAAAAATCGAGTACAAACTGGAAGGAGAGACGTAATGGAAATAATAACTGGATTCACCGGAGCCAAGCATGTTAGATCCGAGCAGGATCGAGATATAAATATAGGGACGTTTGGGGAAGAATCATATGTCCTTCAAACGGGAATGAAAATGGCAGCAGAGGTATCATCTAATAACGAGATTAAGATCCGGGATGGGGTTATCATGCACCAAGGATGTGCGGCGTCAATAAAAAAGAACACCTATGACTCTGTAACTATCGTGAATGGATCACAGGGGATGAAAAGAATTGATCTCATCGTAGCAAGATATCAGAGAAACCAGGACGATGGGAAAGAGTTCATGCGATTCGTGGCGATCCAGGGGACACCAGCAGAATCAAATCCAGCAGTACCGAGCCACATAACGGGAGATATACAGTCCGGCGATGCGGTAGCGGACATGCCAATGTACAAGATCATAATTGACGGGCTAAACATAGTAGAAGTGCAAAAAGTATTCAGCGAAGCGCCAAATATTACTGAACTAAATAGAAAATTAAATAAAGTTTACAGGACAAAGCCTGTTAGTGGGGTTGAAGTTGTTAGAGTTGGGAACACAGTAACATTAAATGTTAACAGGGTTGTCGGAGGAGTGCAAGGTAATTTTGTGTATTCCGGGCATTTTGGCACAGTTCCACCTGGATATAGACCTGCGACTGAAAACAGTTTACTTTTAGTCGGAGACAGAATCGTCGGAAGTACAGTAGTTGGAAAATTTTATGCATCCATTTTTCCAGACGGAAAAATAGAGTGGAGTTCAGAAAACTCGCACAGTGGACCAAATTCCTATGTTTTTTACGCAACTTATGTAACATCAGACCAGTTACCAGTCGAATAGAAAAGATGTTGTTATGATAATTCGACTTAGGTAACCTATGGATTTATCCAATAACGATCCACGTAACAAAACATCCTGATACATTCACATTACAACCAATTTTTATATAATTTTCGGATATGCTATGGACAGTTACCGTCGGATGTCCTTGACTATACCTTGGTGATGCCAATGAAAATAATGGATTCTTTAATCCGTATTTCGATATGTCTATTGTTACTGAGTAACCACCAGTAGCAGGACGGTCATCTATCATGGCCTGAGCTGGATATGTTCCATAAATTGCCTTAAAACCGTTTTGTAACTCAACATATCCTATTTCGTCTTTAGTAAGATGTATATAACCAGATTTTAATTTTCTATTTAGTAGACGAAAAGGAACTTTATTGACCAGAGCCAAACGGCTCTTAGCATAATGTGCAACGTCGCACGGAAAGGAGAAGATTTGAAGATTATATTCAATGACGCATCGGAATTGTCCGTACAAGCGGTACGGTGCGAAGGTGATTATTTGACAGTATTATCCTTAATTGATCCCACGCAATTACGTCACGCTTTCGAGGATCCGGTAAAGACCAAGAAGATTCAGGTAAAAGAAAGAGGACAGATTACTGCAGAGTATGAAGGTCATACTGAGTTTTATAGAACAGAAGAGTATACTGGAGGAATTTATGGGATTGTAATGTATAAGCCTGGAAAAACTCCGGAAGAGAAGGCAGTGGAGATGGAAAAAACAGTTGAAGCAAATGTGACACAGATCACTGATCTACAGATGGCCATTTGTGAGATTTATGAAGGGATGGTGATGTAAATGCCGTATATGCCAAAGATATATGCGTACTTAATCCGAAAAGGGGAGAAAACCATTGATCAGGTTCCGGGAAATATTAGGGAAGAAGTTCAGCAACTTCTGGGTGATGCAGATGATCAGAGAATTCAGGACATTGATTAAGGATGTCCTGTTTTTTATTTCCAAAATAGTCTTTCGGAAGGAGGTGGAAGTGATGGCAGTTATCTATGCTACCCTGATTGTGAAGGGCAAAAAGACCATTGCCCAGGTGCCAGATACGATTAGGGAACAGGTGAAACAGATCCTGATTGATCTGGAGGTGCCAGAACTGGCAGAAAAATTGATGGAATAGGACCTGCTTTAACACAGGTCCTTCCAGGTAGTAAAGGAAGTGAGGTAAATGAATAAAATGAACATGAATTATGCAGATGCAATCATTGATGGATACAATGCAATTGCTGGGACAGTGGTGGCTGTGCTTTCTTACATATTAGGAGAACACTGGATTTTGTTCGTGGCGTTTTTGCTGCTTAATGTGGCGGATTGGATTACCGGCTGGATGAAGAGCCGGATGGCGAAAAAAGAGAACTCTGTGAAAGGCTGGCAGGGGGTACTTAAAAAACTTGGATACTGGATTATGATTATGGTAGCGTTCGGGGCTGGTGCAGTCTTTATTGAGATTGGAAAGGCGATAGGGGTTAACCTGGGAATCACAACATTATTAGGCTGGTTCGTCCTAGCATCCCTTATTATCAATGAAATCAGATCTATTTTGGAGAATTTCGTAGAGGCTGGCTATAATGTTCCAGCCATATTAACTAAAGGTCTGCAGGTGGCAGACAGTATCGTGAATAATGATTCAGAGGGCGCGTAACAGCGTCCTCTTTTTACTTTGTGCGACGTCGCACAAGGAAGGAGAAAAATATGAATATAATTGAAACAAATTTACAGTTCAGGTCCCTGAGTTACAGAAGTAGGACTAACCGTCTTATTCTGCATCATGCAGATGCTAGTGTATACTCGCCGGAACAGATCCACCGGCTGCATTTACAGAATGGCTGGTCCGGAGCAGGATATCATTTTGAAGTTAGAAAAGATGGGTCGATTTACAGGTTACGGCCTGAAGGGGCAGTAGGTGCCCACGCATCTGGAAGCAACTCTGACAGTATCGGTATCTGCTTTGAAGGAGATTATGATGTAGAAATTATGCCGGATGCGCAGAAACAAGCCGGAAAAGAGCTAGTAGCCTGGTTAAAAGGCAAGTACGGCGTCAGCAAAGTGCAAGCTCACAGAGATGTATGCGCAACTGCCTGCCCCGGCGCAAAGTTTCCATTTGCGGAGATAGCTGGAGCAAGCGGCAGCGTATCAGTTACAACCTCACAGCCGGTGCAGGTATCAGGGGAGATTGCAGAGCTACAGAATGAGTGTAATGTTCAGGGGTTTTCTTCCCAGAAGGTAGATAATATACCGGGACCGATTACCTTGGCCGGATGTCCCATGCTTAAGAGGGGGGCTCAGGGTAATATTACCAGGTGGGTGCAGAGAAAACTAAATGCACTTGGCTTCAATTGTGGATCTGTAGATGGCGTCTTTGGCGTAAAGACAAAAGCGGCAATTATAGCATATCAGAGAGCCAACGATCTTGTACCGGATGGCATCGTTGGACCAAAGACTTGGAGCAAGCTGCTCGGATTATCTTAAGTAGGTCATTGCAAATAAACTCTTTCTTGGTGTATATTATTTACAAATACACCAAGGAGGAAAGGAAATATGAAATGGAATGAATTAGTGTTGGCTCTCATTGGAGGTGGTGTATTGACTGCTTTTGTTAATAACTTTTTGTATCGGAGGAAAATAATAAATGGCCAAAAAGTAGAATCTTTGAAAACATTTATAGATAAGAGGATAAATGCATTGATGGCCATCAAGGAATTTCGGAAAAATGTAAACACGTTTGAGATTCTTGAAATTGGAGCCAATGACGAAAATATACATATGTTCAATGAGGAGAAAATCCCCGCAGTTTATCCGGCAATATTTGAAAATAGAAATAGTATAATGGAGTTTATAACGGAATTAAACAACATAAGGCAGCAACACGAAGAGTGGGTTGATTGCGAAACAGCAGCATATTTAGTAT